TCATTATCTAAAGCTAATATAAATTTCATGTCTTCAGTAAAAAAATCAATACAATTATCTAAATAATCTAAATTTAATTTACCTAATCCAGCTCCATTTGGTACAGAAATTACATTATCAAATCCACATTCTACTAAAGTTAAACAATCAATTTCTCCTTCTACAATTATAATTTCTTTATTATTTATACAACTATCTAAGTTATAGAATATTAATTCAGCATCTTTATAAAGTTTAAAATCTTTATCTTTACCTCTATATTTAATGTTTATTAGTTCTCCATTTCTAAAATAATTAAACTTAATAGTTGGTATTTCTGCCTTATTTTTTGGCATCCATTCAATTCCTTCAGACACTTTAAGTTTTAATAACGTGCCAGGGTTAATTAGACGTGTTTTAAAGAACTTTAAACAGTTTTCTGTATATTCATATAGGTTATCATTTTTTGGACGCTTAAAATGAATATTTTGACTTTTAATATTAAATTCTTTAAATTCAACTAAAACTACATTACAATGATTGCATCTTCCAGCACTTTTTTGTAAATTAAAGCTAAAACATTTATCAGTGTTTTTTTTCCTTGTATGTGAGCAAATAGGACAAATCATCTTATTTTCTCCATTTTTAGTTATTTCAATTTCGTATTTTTCTTTTGTGCTTAAATCGATAACTACCATACCATTTTAATTTTAGAATCATCTACTATTTTATTTTCATCTTTAAACCAAACAGCTTGTGCCTTTTGTTTCCAATTCTTAACTTTTTTTCCTTTACTATCTTTCCAATTTGCAATTGAATAATAATCATAAAATTTTTGAGCAGCTATTTCAGAGTATCCTTTTTCTTTAAAATATTTCTTTATATCTTCTATATTATAACTATTATTATTACTAATATTAATATTTATATTTTCATTTTCCATATGATTATCATATGAATTTGATATGTTAATCATATCTTTATCATATGATTTTTTATTTAATTTATTCTTTTTCAATCCTTTAAGTCTATTTTTTGAACGTGACTTACTAAAATTAGCTCTTTTTTCATGTTCAAATTTCATTCTTTCATTAAAATATGTATCTCCTTCTTTTTTAAATTTATCATATATATCTTTATCATATGATGAACATATGTTAATCATATCTTTTTCTGTAAGGAAATTTTTTTGATGTTGTAAACATAATAAAGTAATATACTTTCCTTTTTGCTCATATGACATTAACATTGTTCCTGTTAAAAAATCTGATGTATAAAATAATACTGCTGGGTCTTTGCTCATAATGTATTTAATTTTTTAAAGTGTTTATTATAAATATGTAAATTATTTGAAAAATGAAAATAAGTTCCAATATCTAAATTTAATTTATCTGAAATATATTTTTGTAAATTACTAAAACAATATTGGTCATTACAAAATCCATACCATAAATCATTAGACCTCATTAATACACTCATATTTAATTTATTATTAAATATATTAAAACTAATATTTAATGTACAAGGAGTGTCAAATTTATAATCAATATGTTCTTTTCCATCATAAATTGTTAAAATTGCCCTTCTACTATTAGAATTTCTTTTTAATTCATTAATTACATAATCTAATTGCCCATTTCTATTCCATTGATAACCATAATTAGAATTTACAATATTATTACCATTATGCATTTTATCCCATGTTTTAGCTATTTTTTTAATTTCTTCAACACTTCTATTTTGAGACATATACCAATCCCATTCTATCATCGCATAACTTTCATTCCATTTTCTAAATTTAGTATTTATTTTATTATCTAAAGGATTCAATATTTCAAATCCTTCATTATATAAGCATTTTGTATCTTCTAATATATAACCATTTTTAATGATATTATAGTAGTAATATTCAAAAGCATCTTGTGCATTTTTAAATTTTTTCATTATTTATAAATTTTATTAATTCATCTTTATTTAATGTTTTTATAACTTCACCTTTAACATTTAAAAGATTAGCTTTTTCATATGGATAATTACCTTTAATAATTAATATTTGAATAATATAATCTTCTATTTTTTTTGGTATTAAATGTCTAATTTTTTTTAATAATAGACCTTGTCCAATTTTAATTGATTCATTTTCATGTTTACTTTCAATTATAGTTATAATTTTATTTTTATAATCATGTATAATTAAATCAATATTATTGACAACAAGGTCTTTTCTACAGTTTTCTGCAATAAATAAATTTAAAGGACTTCCATAATATTTACTATTATATTCCATCTTTTACAAAAGTTCCATTATGCATTTTACCTTTTCTATTTTTTATAACTTCATAAGCTGAATTGATACAATCTTCAATTTTATATCCTTTTAATTTAGCTAAATTAGTTAGAACTACTACACAATCTCCAATAGCATCTATAAATTCGATGTCATTATCCTTTAAAATAGAGTTTGCTAATTCACCTGATTCCTCTTGTAATTTTAAAAATTGTGTTTTAATATCTCCTTTATTATAAATTCCTTTTTCATTTGCCCAAATTCTAATTGATTCAAATTCATCTTTTAATTGCATATTTCTAAAGATTTTAATTGTTTATAATAATATTTTTTATCACAAATTATTTTATAGTAAGTCTTATCAGATTCTTGATAAATTTTAATAACTTTACCATTTTTTAATTCTTTTTTTGAATTGAAACTTACTAAAGTTCCTACTTCAATTGTTTTTTTATTTTCCATTTTATTTTTTATTTATTTATTAATTCTTGATTTTGTAGATATATTATTTTATTATATAATTCTTTATCATTTTTTATTTTTTTTATTTTATAATTTAAGTCATTTTCAGAAGATATATAATTAAAATCTCTTAAAAAATCATTAGTAAATAATTTTTTATTTATATCATAATCAATATCAATAAAACTTACTACTTCGTATTTAATATTTTCATAAAATCTCATTGTAATAAATGCATTTTCATGTTCTTTATCTCCAATAACTAATGATGCATAAGATTTTTTTACTAAATTTTTTAATTCATCATGATTAACTTTTTTAATATGTGTATTATATTTTATATCTAAATCACATCCTATTAATAAAGATTTTATATAATTATTATTAAAATATTTTTTTATTTTATTATTTCTATAAGTTCCTCTATTATCTCCATAATAACATATATCATATTCTTTAATTATTTCTTCATCAAATAAACTTTTTTCATCTTTAAAATTTATTGCAATATCTTTAAATACATTATAATATTTTATATTATAAAAATCTAATCCATAAATATTTGAATAATTATAACCAGTGAATAAAGCATTCATTCTTAATTCAATTGAATTTAATTTATTTTTAATATTTAATAATTCATTATTATCAATAAAACTCTCATATTTTAAATTATCTCTTTTTAATAATTGTTCTGCTATATTATTATATTTTAATTTTGGGTCTGTAATATAATAATATATTCTACCATTATAATCAGCAATTAATTTTAAAAATTGAGTAGTTAATGATGGTACAAGTCCACCAAAAAAATTCATATTAAAATTATGAATAAATATAACTTCATATTCATTTAAATCTTTTAAATTAAATATGTCTATATAATCTTCATTAGTTTCTTTAATTTTTTTTGATATATAATGGCATTTTACAATGTTTTCTTTATCTAAATATTTTTTTAAAAATATAGCTTCTAAAGATCTGATTGATTGTCCATCAATTACTATTCTTGATATTGGACTAATTATTCCTACTTTTTTCATTTATTATTATTATTTTTATTATTAATATAATTATTTAAACTTGCTAAATAAGCTACTGCATCTAATAAATTATCTTCTTTATGATTATAAGACTCTCTAGATAACTTTAATGCTATTAATGCTTTATACATAAACTCTGCATCTAATATTAATCCAGTCATTCCTGATAAAATTTTAGCAGCTCTTTCCATTCCATCTTCAAATGGTCCATATTGTCTTTCTTTCTCTTCTTTACGAAGATTTACAATTTCATTTGCTTTTTCTAATATATTCATAGTTTTATATAATTAATATTTGAATATTTAAAACTTTCTGCAGATACACATATTTGAATTGCATGATATATTGAATCTGCAAATACTTCAAAAATCTTATTTGATGGTGATTTTATTCTATATTTTTTCATGTTAATAAAATTTGCAATTTATAAATTCATTACTATTACAATTAACTTTTTCATATTTACTTACTCCCATTAATGAATAATCAAATAATATATTTTTATAAAAAATATTTAATGCTTCATCAGTGTTTTTAGCTAAAACATGAAATTGATTTAATTGATGTTTTTTTCTGTCTTTTGGTATAAACCAAATAATTAATTTTTCCATAAATAAAAAATCCTACGCCTTTGGAGTGCACGCTCCGCAGGCAGTAGGATTAAATAAGTTTTTAATAATTGGTCCGTGCATACCATTAATACTTCAAATTTAATAATTTTATTTATCTAATGAATAATTTAATATGTTAAATTTAATAAATTCATCACCTTTTTTAGTTAATTGTTTGATTACTAATAATTTAAAAATTAATTTATCATTAAAATTATATTTCTTTTGTAAAACATCAATAAGACATTTTACTGGATTATCAATATCAGCTAATTTAGAACTTAATCCAAAAACAATATTTAATTCATATGGTTCTTTTGGTAATTTTAATTTAGGTAATAACAAAAGTAATTCAGTTTCATATAAGTTATATTTTGATGATTTAAACCTTTTACCTTGCCAAGCTTCATTTACTGATAATGGTTTAATTTTAATATTGATTAATTTATTATTCATTTATTTTATTTCTTATTATTTCAATCTCTTCACCATTGATTAATGAATAGTAAAAATCACACATCATATCATTTAAGTCCTTGACTTGTTTTAATTTATGTTCATCTAAATTATTATAGATTGTTTTAACAAATTCCTCACAGGCAAATTTTAATGCATTAAACTTTTGTTTGTCTTGGAATTTAAACTGACCTAAGAATCTAGTATATTCATCTGACATAGTTAAAGCGTGAGCACAAAAGATTAATAATGCTCTTTCTGATTTTTCTAAATCCG